CATTTTGTTTGTCCTTTCTTTGTTTGGTAATTACATAATACACTACTTGTGTACACGACACGCCGAAAAATAAAAAAAGGGAATCTACAAAATTTCTTCGTAGATTCCCTGAATTTTCATCGACTGCAATACGCTAAGCACTGCACCTCAAGCGCATCTACATGACGGTAGCACACTCCATCAAACACGAAAAAAGGCGCGGTAGAATACTTGTGAGCCTTGCGCAAAGTCCAGTAACGACTGTTACCCGGCTGAACTACCATGAGAGCAACCATAACGCCCGTTTTCTTCTTGATTCGCACCACCATTTTTCGTAGTCCGTCAATCAATTCCCGGTGCTTGCATCCCGCGCAATCATCGAAAACCGCGTAAATGACACGTCTTGAAATGCTCACCAATCCACACCTCCCAGTTTTTGCAGTCCGTCAATGAGTGCCAATGTCTGCAATTCCTTTGTCTCCTGCGCTTCGATTTCACTTGCAACGCTCTGCCGTTCCACCGCGAACACCTCATGTTGCAGACTGCCATACACCCTATCATCTAACATGGTGAAATACACCGTGTGCAAGTCAGGGTTGACAACAAAATACTGAAGCACTTGAGACTGATACTGCTCCGGAATGAAGTCGAACTCCCGACGCGTTTCCAGAATCTCCGGGAACAACTTGAGGGCCAACGACTGCAATTCATTCCGCTGACTATTCGGAGTTTCCGAATAGTTGAGCATCTGGTATACGCGGAATGGAACAACCGTTTGAAGATGGTATTTCGTTCCCAGACTTTTCGCTTCGAATGCGAACGTGGGATTATGTTCCAGCCCGTTAAAGATTCGCGGTTTGGCGTGGGCGTCAGGACTGACCGCAATTCGGTCATCCACGTCACTTACCCACATTCCCGTGTCAAACTCAACTACGTCAGGCGAAATGTCGAATTTTTCGCACGCCATCATGATATTAGTGTTTTCCAAACGGTGACCGCGTTCCATTGGCGGTTCCCCGTCCGGCTGTTCCGCAATCATATCAGCGAGGAACTGCCAAAAATCAAGGTTGACTTTCAACCGTTCGTTATCTCGTTTTGCTTGCCGTGCCTTCTCTCGGTATTCTTCGGCCTTTTCTTCGGTCTTTGCCTTGTCTGCCATGGCTTCGAGTTTGGCTACGTCCTTTTGGGCGTAATGTTCGAGCGCGAGTGTTCCGGCTTTGGTGCCCGTAATTTTACCAATTCGCGCGTCCAACCATGCTTCAGTGTCCTGCGCTTGAGAAACGTTCAGAATCTTCATTTTAGTTTTCCTTTCTTACCGGTAATCCGTTTTCCGTTGTTGCGAGCATGTATGCTTTCAGTAGTGTGTCCGCTATTTTTTGCCGTCGTGCGGGCGGGATGCGTCTGAGTTTGGTTTCCCAGTGCGCGACTTGGCATTGGCGTACACCGTACATTTTTGCTATTTCACGTTGGCTGATGCCGAACGCGTTGCGCAAATATTTCAACAATTCGCTATCGTCCAAAGAGTCAAGATAAGTATTTCGACTGTTGACGGTGCGGAGATTGTTTTCGTGGTCGAGCGTGAATAGATTACCGTTTTTTGACTGGATAAGGTAGGCGTAAACGTCTTCCTTGATTCGGTATTCTCGCTCTCCGGCGACGGTTTTGAATGTAATGGGCATGGCTCCCGGCCATAGTGTGAGTCTCATTTATCCTCTCTCTCACGCAATCTCTTCATCATAGTAGACGTATGCGATTCCGTTGCCAGCGTTGAATTGCCCTCGCACGATGCTTTCATAAATTGTCGGTTCGATTCCAGCCAAGTAGAGCAAGTCTAGTGCGTCCTCTCTGGAATTTGGATAGATTGCGATTCGCGGCGTGTAGTCTTTTAGTTCAATGTCTGGTGAGTCTTTAGCCACTTTGTCAAGCTGGTCTAGCGTCTCTTTGAGGAACTTGACGTATTGGCCAAGAGTTATTGTATCTTTCATTATTGTTTCCTTTCATTAATGGTGCCCCACCCGCGTGGGCGGGGCTGGATGTCGTTTATAATGCGTGTTCCTTGAGCAGTTCGGTGAATTCGTCGGAGTCTACCTGCTCATAATCGGTGTAGCCGTTCATGTCGCAGATGTCGCGGAGGTCTTTCGCGGCTCCGTAGGTATCCCAATCGCCATCATCCTGCCCGCTGTTTTGAAGGTAGTTGACGATGTAGGTTTCTGCTGTGCTGAGGTTGATTTCCATTTTGTTTGTCCTTTCTTTGTTTGGTAATTACATAATACACTACTTGTGTACACGACACGCCGGACTAGAGATAATCCATGACAACGAAACCAATAGCCGCCAAACCAATAAGGATGTTAGCCAATGCGAGAAGAATCATAAGACTATCCTCGCATTGAAATGCCACTCCCAAAGCGACAGTGGCCACAATCGTAAGCACTAAGAAGCCACAGAATATAGCAACCTTTTTCACTTATTGCCACCCTTGTTGATAGCCTGACGGAGAAGCATAACGTCATGCTCGGTCAAGTCCTGAGGCTTACGCACCTCATGGCCGAACTGTGATGCCAGAGCACTGACGTAGAAGCCCAGATTTGTTCCAGCGGCCTGAGCCATGTCGTTAAGTTCGTTGACTTCTTGTGCCGTGGCCTTACGTGGTTGCTTTTGGGTGGAATAGTCGCGCATGGCGGCACCGTCATCGTCCTTGTCTGGGAAGATACCAAGGGCGGCGTAGAGGGAGTAGCGTCGCGCGTAGGTTACTGCGGAGCCGATTGCCTGAGGGTCGGGCACCACAATGAATGGATAGGCGCCCACGTTCAGGGTTTTTTCGGCGTCGAAAATGATTGTTTCTACCGTACCGTAGCTCACTTTGTCGCCTACCGCTCCCATGCGTACCACCTGCCGGAATGCCAAGTCATACTTTGCGAAAATAGGCTTGATGGTCTTGAGAATGGTAGCAAGATTAAGGTACTTGTAGGTGCGTTGTCCAGCGTTGGCTGTCAGGTCGGTGACGAAGTTGGGGACTTCGTTGAGGACTGCCATATATTTTTCTTCGAGTTTCATTATTGTTTCCTTTCATTAATGGTGCCCCACCCGCGTGGGCGGGGCTGGATGTCGTTTATAATGCGTTTTCGGGGAGGGTGTCGAGGTAGTCTATCGCATCGTACATTCCTTCGGTGGTGTATGGGAAAAGCTTCTCATAGCAGTGACTAGAATAGTGTTGGCCGCGCTTGCGGTAATCCCTGCGAAGTTCTTCGTCGGTCTTGGCGACTTCCCAGTGAACGCGAATTACTCGATGTATGTTTCCCTTGCGGGTAGTGTACACGTCAAGATTTTTAGTGATGTAGAGCTTCTTCTTGGTGCCCATCATGTTATCGAAGATTTCGAAGAGGTTGAAGCGGAGGTTTTCGGTGTTCATTTTGTTTGTCCTTTCCTTGGTTGGTAATTACATAATACATCATTGTTGAGTGCGACACGCCGAACTAGGCAGAATCTCACCCAAACGACTCAATCCACGCGCGCTATCAAGCCCACGGAACCGTTTAGCGGACTGTGCGGCTTCATCGAGACTACGCCCGCTCAACCGATTCCGCCGATACTCCCAACTCGCATCACCCTCGATGCCCAGTGCGCGCATTTCACGCGTAATGTCGGCTTCGGAAGGCTTATGGTCTCGCTTCCATCTGCACCAAAACGCGTTCAGGTCTGCTGGCATGAGATACGGCCGCTTCTTCGCATATTCCGGGCTTGCGAAAAATTGGCGTATCGCTTCTTTCGCCACGTCCAATCGCATGTCAGTGGCTAACGCTTCCATCCATGCGGCCACCTGCATATCGGTCACAAGACGGTTATCAAAGGCGCTGGCATAAGTTAGGAGCGCTTGCACTTGCAGTTTATTCATTTCTCGATTCCTTGAATTCAAGTTGCATTAATTTCACGACTTTCAACATGCCGTCCAAGTCACTTTTTCTAAGGTACAGCCAGAAGAAACCTTCCGCATAGGTGGTGGCTTGGCAGGCAAGGTCTAACATGTTGTCCATGTAGAGACAGTACTTCCCCACTTGCATGAGATTATGCGCGTCCAATGGTTCGCCATCGATTTGCAAACGGCATTTCTCGTCATTGTCGATAGCCCTCTGTAGATACCATTCTGCTTTCTGCAAGTCTTCGAGGGGGCGCCCCTTGAGTCGGTGCCGCCACACGTATTTTATCGCGTTGCCTATGCAAAAGCTGTGATATTGCGCGACTTCAATGCATTCGCAAGGTTTCGTGTTGTCGGTGTAGTGTGCTGGATGATTAACGTTGTCCATGATTGCTTCCTTTCAAAATTGCGGTGTGATTGAATCCAGAAAATCGTCAAGGTAAAGAATGTAGTCTTCTTGGATTGAATCGTGTGGCTGTGTCTGGTAGTCACCGTGTTGCCATTGGATGCCACTTGAGAATTTCAGTCGCCTGATTCCAGCAAGGTACACGAGTATCGTATTGTGGACTTTATTAATCGTCCAGTTTACGGGAGCTACAACGTCCATCATGTAACTTTTAGATTGCGCTCCGCTTCTCTGCCGGTTTTCTAAGCCTTTCCAAGACAATATCCATACTCTGTAGCGTGCTATTTTTTGATTGTTTTGTATGGTTAATGCGGTTTCGAAGATTGCCGTATCTTCTTGCTTGACGCAGATTGCAACGGAATGCATGTCGTACGGGGGTATATCGTTGAATAGTGTCAGCATTTTATTTTCCTTTCATTGGATGCCCCACCCTTGCGGGGCGGGGCAGGTGTTTTTCATGCTTTGCGTTCGTAAACGTCTACGTCATAGCCACCTTCAGTGGTGTAGTCCGGCTTGAATTTGCCGAGCCGGTAGCCTCGTTTGAGCATTTCAAGTCGGAGGGTGAATAGGATGCCTCCCACACGGTTCAGGTTTTCAATGTCGAAGTTGATTCCGTTATCGATGTTGCGGACGTGTGCGGTTGCGTTTTCTTCGTCGATGATGACGTATGCGTCACAGATGTATTCGCCTTGGTTGTACGGCTGGAGTTTAACCATTTTAGATTCCTTTCTTATCGGTTGGTAATTACATAATACACCACTGTTGAGTACGACACGCCGGAAAACAGAAAATGCCCGCCGAAACAAATCAGCGGGCATAATGAGAATCATTATCAATAAGCGAACTTGACCGGCACTAGCGGGAACGCCCCAGCACCAAACGTCGAGACAACAAGAGGCCATGTGACATGCAACGCGGATAATCCATCACTCCAAACACGCGCGATAGGCACAGTTTCAAACTGCCCGTCCTCAACGGTTGGGCGTCGCACACTCCAATCGCAAGCCCCGTCACGGTAGAGCAGTGTGCCGGTTTGGGTGAGGTAGTAGCCGTCTTCTGTGGGCATTTCCTCGATTACTTTCATATTTTCCGGGAAACGATAATTGAGAGCGGCTTGCAATGCTTTCATCTCGTTTTCATCCCGGAACCTTAGCACGACCTTCCACCCGTCTTCCGTCGTAGTGGCGGCCAAGTCTCGCAATGAGTTGATAACGATGGTTTCCGGATTAGTATACGCTGTGACCTTAATCATTTTTTTCCTTTCACTTGTAAATTGGGGTAACGCTCACATGAGTTAGCGGGAATGCTTTGGCGCCAAGCTTCTTGACTATCTTGAGCCAATCGGTTTCGTAATCCTCTTCGTTTTCCCCTAACACGTTCGCTTGCGACGGGTGAGTGCATGGCTCACCGTTATAGAATGCTCTGATACTCCAATCGCCTTCCGTATCCCTATATAGGAGCATCCCGGTACAAGTAAGATATAAGCCGTCTTCTTCTGGTTCCTTGAACTTACCTGCAAGCCTGATGTTTTCCGGGAATGTTTTATTTAATTCGTCTTGGAGTGCCATTAAATCTTCCGTTGAATAAAACTCAACATCTAGCCACTTTGTAGGCTGTGAGTTCAGATTTTCGTTTATAGTCGCCGCTTTGACACCCTCGACGCGGAGGATGTTGACGCCACTCTCGTAAGCGCAACGGGATACTGTGATACTCATTTTTTGTCCTTTCATTCTGAAAACGGGGTAATGTTTACACGAGTTAGTGGCAGTGCAACTTTAGTTAATTTTTCGATGACATTTTGCCATTTCTCGTTGATTAAATGTAAGTGGGTTGAGTCCCATGCCAAGTATGGTGTAGTTGAGTCTTTGAATCGTATGACGCTCCACCCCCATTCATCTTTTAAGAGAAGTATTCCAGTCTGGGAGAGGTAGTATCCTTCTTCTTTTGGTTCTTTGAATTTTTCGTCTATGGTGACGTTTTCGGGGAAAAGATTATTTAACTCGTTTTGGAATTCTTTCAAATCGTCCAAGTCGCTGAATTGCACTCGCACGAGGTTCGTGGAATTGCCTTTGCCTCGTTTTGCCCCGAAAATGGTCAGTGTTTCGCAGTCTGCGAATGATTGGTGTTTTACTTTTATTGGCATGTCATGTCCCTTTCATTTGTTGGTTATTTTACATTATCGATTATATATGATTACGGACGCGACACGCCGGACTCAATCTGAAAGCCGAAGAGGTCAGTTTGCGACTGCATCGCCTGAGTGAGATTCTGCATATTACGTTCCGCGTTCGTGGCGGGCTTGCGTGCTTGTGGCGGGTCTGGACGATATTCATCGTTCCACCTTTCCCCGTTGAGCCATGTTGCAAAATTGGGTATAAACCGCGTTTCCGTGTTGACGCATTGTGCGGCGAATGCCTGCACCTTGCCCATGAGGAAAGCGCTGTTCATACCTACTTTTGCTTTACGCCATGCCTTGTAAGCGGCCATCTTGGCTACATGCTTCGGATAGATTGTCCACAGTTGTTCGAATGCGTTCGGGTATTCCTCGCGCTTGTGTGGTGCTGGTTCCGTCGGTGCGGGTTCGCGTGTGGGTTCTACCGTGGTAGTCGATTCTGGAGCTTGGTAAAGCGTTTTATCAAGCGTATCAGGCTTAGAGGAATCAGACTGGACATTACGTTCTTCGGTGGTCACATGGTAGACGGTTGATTTACGCACGCCATTTGCCGCATATCTTGGCTCACGAGTAATAAGCCCTTTGGCCTCTAGCGATTTCAGCGCGGTATAGACGCTACGTTCTCCGCACATTGCTTCGGCGGCTATCGTAGCCACTGACGGAAAGCACTGCCCGTTATCGTCAGTGTGGTCTATTAGAACGATGTAGACGAGTTTTTCCAAAGTGTTGTCAAAGTGCTTTCCTCTGATGACCCAGTGGCGCATAGCACAAAAACCTTGAATATCTTGCATAGATAACACTATAACACAAGATTGATGACGTTGCAAAATTTTTTCTTTTAGTATTTTCTTTTTCTTACTATGGTTATACTTCCATTGGTTATTTTTACTATGGTTATACTTATCCCTGCATGTGGTGCAGGGTAGTACTGCATGTGGTGCAGGGTAGTACTGCATGTGGTGCAGGGTAGTACTGCATGTGGTGCAGGGTAGACATGTGCGCGATATTTTCCGTACTTTTTCGATACGGTTGCAATTTGTCGAAATGTCGTGTATGCTATGAGATATGACGAAATATTACACAGTGCGACAAGTCGCCGAACACTACGCAGTAACAACGCAAACCGTCCGCAGCCTTATCAAAGACGGTGAAATTCCAGCAATCAAGGTTAAAAGGGACTACCGTATCCCGGTCGAAGCCATAGAAGCTAAAGACCGAGCTGTATTTAAGGCGGCGTAAGTGAGTAGGCTGACCGCTGAAGGTGAAATAGAATGCGCGTTGAAAGCGCACATCACCCAGATGCAGGACTACGACCTTACCCCACTGCAAGAGCAAATAGAGGCATTCCGAAAACCTAAACGGAAACGTCCACTAACCGCTCAACAACGCGAGCTTGAACGGGCACGTAAACGCCGATACTATCAAGCACACCGTGAGGAACGGTTACTGCATGACCGCGAACAATACGCGAGAATCAAAAAAGAATATCCCAGAAAATACGAGGAACGTTTAGCGCAGATACGCGAATACAAGCGTTCGAAACGATTGGAGCAAAACAAATGAACGACCCTATTCTGCTGATTGAACACGGTAGGCTTACCGGTGAGCCTGAATTGAAGACGACGAAGACAGGTAAGCAGATTCTTCAGTTCACCGTGGCGGGCAACGGTTCGCATAAGGATAAGCAGACCGGCCAATATGTCGATGACTGCCAGATTTTTATCCGCTGTACCGAGTGGGATATTAACCGCGCGCAAGCCTTGCAAAAGGTATTGCACAAGGGTAGTGAGGTGCGTTTGGAGACCGCTTTCAATTACACTTGCGCGACGGATAATAACGGACAGCCGCGCGTGTATTTCGATGCTCGATTCCCGAAGATTACCGTGTATCCGCCCCGTCCGCCGAAGCCTCAGCAACAGCAGACGGCTAATAGTCCGTCCAATTTCGACGATTTCGGCAATAGTGACGCTTGGGGTGAAACCGCATTTTGAAAACCAAAACGTTAACGTTTAACGCGTATGGCATGACTCCCGCACCTAAAGGTAGTTACCGGTTCGTGCGGGGGCACGCCATCCCCATGAGTAAGCGTGAGAAGCCGTGGCGTAACCTCGTGGCTGATAATGCGCGTATTGCAATGAATCGGGAACAGTTCACGCAGTTTGACAAGGATGTGCCCGTGTCGGTGCATATCACGTTTTTCATGTCGCGTCCTAAAACCGTGAAACGTCATATGCCTACCGTTCCGCCAGACATTGACAAACTGTGCCGTGCCGTGTTGGACGCCTTGACCGATGCGGGAGTGTGGGTGGATGATAGTCAGGTGGTTGACCTAGGCGCAACTAAAATCTACGCGTCCGGGCCTCATATTGGCGCGCATATCACAGTGGAAGGACTTGCCCATGAAGAAGCTTAAACAGAACATCGGCCATATCATTGGTAGTATCGCGGCAGTGTTAGTGTTGGTTGATTTTGCGTTGGTGATGATGCTTGCTTGCATCATGCTGTTTAGACTCATTCTAAAGTCGCTGGGCTTATGAGTTTAACATGGAAACAGCTGGAAGCGTTGAGTATCCAGCATAATTCTACGCCGATTGACTTGAATGACCCTGAAATAAAAACCATGATTGCGGAATGCCGTAAGCCGCATAGTGTGCAATTGGAATTGGAGGACTTCGAAGATGGGTGCTAAAAAAGGGACGGTTAACAATCCGACAGGCAAGGGTGGTTTCGGTGACCATCCGGAGAACGCGTGTAAGGGCAGGTGGAGGAAAGAAGACAGCTACACGTACAACGTCAATAAATACGGTCGCATGACTGACATTGAACTGCAAGAGGTCATCCTGCAAGCAAAGGGCGGCGAGCTTACACAATTCCAACGTGCCGCATTGCAAACCGTGTTGGACATGCAGAAGCGAGAAGGTTGGAAGAAGCTAGTTGACACTGTTGACCGCGTTGACGGCAAAGCGTTGCAACCGGTTGAACAGACAGTTAACGGCTATGTTCCACCAACCATTAATATTGAGTTCGTCAAGGGTGATGAAGATGAAGAATGATTTTTGGACTGTGCGTGAATGGCTTGAATTCGTCCAGCATCCAGCGGAAGACATGAGTTATGCCACTGTTCATTTTGGCCGATTCATTTGGGATAATTGGCGACGTACGCGTGGCTCGAAGACTATCCGCATGGTGAGACGTAATATCAACGGTGTGCGGTCTGGATTGATGAAAGCATATCCGAGAGTAGAGAAAGCGTATATACTCCGGCTATACATGATTTGGCGTGATAAGGAGAGTAGAAAATGAGTCTGCAAATTATCGAAATGAAGGTTGCTGACCTCGTGCCGTATGCCATGAATGCTAAACAGCATCCAGCCGAGCAGGTGACGCAGATAGCGGCCAGTATTGAAGAGTTTGGTATGAATGACCCAGTGGCCGTGTGGCATGACGCGGACGGTGTGCCTATCATTGTGGAAGGGCATGGCCGAGTGTTGGCCTTGCAGAAGCTTAAGCGTAAGACGTGTCCAGTTATTTGTCTGGATGATTTGTCTGACGCTCAACGTCGCGCCTATACGCTTGTCCATAATCAGCTGACACTTAATTCCGGGTTCGATATAGATATGCTTAACAGCGAATTAGCCCAGATTAAAACCGATTTACCCTCGCTTGATATGGGCCAATTCGATTTACGGATTAACGATGATACGCCGGATAACGTTTATACTACTAAAATCGATACGCCGGTGTATACACCACAATCCGATACCCCACCCGCTCTCTCCGCGCTATATGACCATTCTAAGACCGATGAACTTTTAACGTATATTAAAGCTAACATTAAAGATACTAAGTTGCGAAAATTCTTAACGCACGCGGCTTACCGGTTCACAGTCTTTAACTACGACCAAATAGCTGAATATTATTCACACCTACCACAAAACGAACGGAAGATTTTCGAAAAACTAGCCCTCGTTATCGTCGATTACGATAATGCTATTGAAAATGGGTTTATTAAAATGACCAAGACTCTACAAGCGTTAGCAGAGGAAGCGTTAACCAATGAGGAATAGTGCTGTTTTTATTCTCACTCGTAAACGTCCGTTTAATCAAAAAACATTTAAGACACTTAAACGACAACACTATACCGGTAAAACGTATTTTCTTTTAGACGATACTGACCCAACAATATCCGACTATATTCATGAATACGGCGAACAAAACGTTAAAATATTCAACCGTGGAAAGGTAGCCGAATATACCGATAGTATGGACAATTTCACTCCGCGTACCGGCATCCTCTACCCTCGTCAATATTCCTACGAATTAGCGCGTGATTTAGGAATTGATTATTTTCTTCAGCTCGATGACGATTATATGAGTTTTCAATATCGTTTCCCGTCCAACGGAAAACTTAAAGGGAGAGAATATTCCGACCTTGACAGAGTCTTTGAGACTTATTACGAAGCGTTGGATGATATACAGCTTTTAACCTGTGTTGCTTTCGCTCAAGGTGGTGACCTTGTGGGTGGGCAGATTAGGAATCCGTTTAAACGTAAGGCGATGAACGGTATTTTCTGCAAGACAGATAGAATATGGGAGTTTAAGGGTACTATCAACGAAGACGTTAACGGTTACACGACGAACCAGCAAACCGGCGCATTATGTATGACTTATTTAAATTCCATGCTTGTTCAAACGCAAACGCAGTCAGCTTGCGGCGGGATGACTGATATTTACGTTGATAGTGGTACGTATGTCAAAAGTTTTTACAGTGTTATTGCTAATCCTGCGGCGGTTAAGGTTAGCGTATTATGTGATTATAGTGCCGATATTCCACGACCCCGGTTCCACCATAATTGTACTCAAAATCATTACGCACCGAAGATTATACCTTCGGCGTGTTTGCCTGTCTGATGTGGTATATTATTTCTTGGCAAGAAAAGAAATTGAGCCATCTATCTATATATATAATTTAATTCCCGTCTAGCATTCCCTTTCATTTTGCGTTAGACGGGGCTGGAACGTTGCGCGAGTGGTTTAAGCGGGCACCCTGCTAAGGTGCTAACTGGCAACGGTTCGGGGGTTCGAATCCCTCACGTTCCGCAATCCTAACGTTAGCCTAGGATAAGCGTTAGGCGGTTGAGTACACTACTCTTGCAGTGACTCAGACGAAATATAAAAGGGCGGCTAGCGAGCATGGTCGATAGTGAGGTAACATGTGCTCTCCGGTCAACGGTTGGCGGTCGATAGGATTGCGGCGGTAGCTCGCTAAAGTCCAAGCTAACCAATTTTCCCGTGGTGTAATAGGTAGCACGGCAGTCTTTGGAACTGCTTGTTTTGGTTCGAGTCCAGACGGGAGAGCGGAACATAATAGGAGCATGCGCCTATTATGTCATTGCTTGGGCTGTAGTTCAGTGGACAGAACGGGACGTGGCTATTTGTCGTGTCGCAACATGACTAAGTGCCACGTCTATATGTCGCGGGTTCGAGTCCCGTCAGCCCCCGAGCCGAGCGCCTATGAACATTATTGGCATGAGAGATAATGCAATGCGCCGAAATGCTCCCAGCCTGAAGCACTGGCTGGCATGAGATTGCAACTTATGCGTGTGATAATCTCATGGCATGTAAAGTAAAATTACAGCCCCTCTAATCGCGCGACTAGAGGGGCGTTTCCATGCCAATTACTAGAATACGTTGTATGAAGATTCCTGATGATTATTCTAGTCTTTTCTGGTGGACTCACTCACTTACACCGCCCGCCCGCTATTTCGTTTTCGAGGGTGGCCGTAGTTCAGGCAAAACCACGACCATATGTCAGTCGTTAGTGTTGCGTGGAGCTGTCAAGTCTATTCGAGTCTTGTGCGCTCGTGAGTTCCAAAACTCGATTAATGAATCAGTGAAGAAGAGTCTTGAGGACTCTATACGCATGTTAGACCTTGGCGGATACACTATCACGAAAGACTCGATAGAGCACGAAAATGGGACTAGTTTCGTTTTCAAGGGCTTGCATAATGACCCCGAAACCACTGTCAAAGGTTTGGAGGGTATTGACGTTTGTTTTATCGATGAAGCGCAATTTATTTCCAAGCATTCACTGGATATTCTTCTGCCGACTATCCGCAAGGAAAACAGTACAGTCATTTTTGCCATGAATCCTCTGACACCGAAAGACGAGGTTATGGAGCGGTTCGTATGGAATGCTAACGAGCAGGTGAAAGCGCGAACCATCCACAGGCACGTCACCTATCGTACTGCGCTCAAGGCTGGACTACTGCCGCTGGAAGTGTTGCAACAAGTGCAGGAGGCTAAAGGGTCTCCCGACTTCGCGCACATCTGGGAGGGCAAGCCGACCGATAACGTGCTTAACCGCATCATGTCGTGGCAACAATTGCAGTCCGCAGAAACCACCATCATGCCTGACGGTGGCATAACCTTTGGTGTTGACGTTGCACGACTTGGAGCCGACAGGACAGCCGTAGCAGTCAATAGGGGCGGCACTATTATCGATTTAGTCAGTTGGAACCACACGCGTTTAACGGACTCGGCGCAGACCATTAGACAACTGGCAGACCGATACAATCCAGTCGCCATTAATATTGATGACTGTGGTGTTGGCGGTGGTTTAACCGACATGCTTATTGCTGACGGATTACCCATTCAGCCGATTAATTCCGCGTCACGAGCTAAAGACAACACGAAATATCCCAACATCAATAGCGAAATGTGGTTTACTTTCGCTGAGAAACTAGTAGCCGGTGACATACATTTCATTCATTCACTGCCTGATAAAAACGACTTGTTCGAAGAATTAAACACGCGTGAATGGAAACTCACGACGAAGAATCAACGCCAAGTGCAAGCGAAAGCGGATTACAAGGCGGCAAATAATGTTGGCTCACCTGACCTTGCGGACGCGGTTTTATTGAGCGTGTACACGCCGGTTAAGTTGACAAGTTGGGATGTTGAAGTATTATAGATAGAGCCGGTAAAGCTTTGTCCTTTTTCTTTACCGGTGGTTGGTTGACTGGGATAAGCCCTCGCAGTGATTGCGGGGGCTTCCTAGTATAATGAGAACCGTTATCAATAAGCCTATTGAAAGACGGTAACATTGTCTAAACTCGGATATAAAATCAGAAGTTTCTTTACCCGTCCAACGTCCCCAGCATTGACTGAAGGATGGACTAGGGTTAGCGGCAGTGGAACGCAGGTAATTCCACCTTATGATGCGTACGCGCAGATTTTCCCATATTCCAACGCGATTGCGGGACGTTTCGCCACTATCATCCCCTACGCTGTTGACGCTCAAGGCGAGCGTATCAACCCGGCACCTCCCGCGCTCAAAGCATTGTACGCGCCTAATGACCAATTCTCGTGCCTTGAATTCCTGAAATTCATCGCCAATAGTATTCTCACCCAGTCGCATCTTGACATTCTGGTGTGGACGAATCAAGGCGGCTACATTCAACCGGGCGGCGAGATTACGCCGGACAATATCGCGGGCTATACGTTCCTCCCACAAGATAGCAGACAGTGGGATAGCAGTCACACGACTTGGACGCATCGCGTCACCATGACCATTAACGGACGTTTGGAAACTCGTACTTTTACTCGTAATGAGACTATTGCACTCAGCTATTCCACACATCCGCTTGACCCGTCGCGTGGCATCAGTCCCGCGCAGACCATCCGCAAGTGGGCAAACGTCGATGACATGATAGCGGATTACGAGCGTGGCTTCTTCGCCAACGGCGCTGTCCCAGCTGGCATGATGGGCATTGTGTCCGCTACCGCCGACGATTTCACACGCACAAAAAATCAGCTTGAACAGGCGTTCCAAGGCGCCGGACACAATAACGGCGTGGTCTATAACATGATTCCGGTAGACCCCCTGAGCGGTAAACCGTCAGATACCGGTAAATTGGTGTGGGTGCCTTTCCAACAGGCCAATAATTCGCTCGACTTGTCCAGTCTTAACGACGTGGTAAACACTCGGCTTGCAAGCGCCCTCGCGGTGCCGGATATTGTGCGCGGTATCGATAATGGACAGACCTATGCCAATGCCGAGCAGGCCGAACGAGCCTTTATCGAAAATACCTTGAAACCGCTCTGCATGACGGTGTGGGACAAATTTCAGTTCGAGCTTGACCGAATCACGGGTGGGCTTGGATACGGCATAAATTTCACCCTCGATATTCCGGCACAGACTGATGTGCGCAAGGTGCAGGCCGACACTCAGGCAGTGCAGGTCGATACGCTTATCAAGCTTATCAATGCGGGGGCGAGCGTTGAAACTGCTGTGAAGGCATTGCGTTTGCCCGAAGAATATAGTGCGTTGGAACTGGAACCGGCTACACCGTCTCTTTTCGTGAAGCCGGAAGCCCCGCAGATTGTGCCACAGATTCAGGCCTCGAAAGATGATGACGTTAAGACGGAACCGGTAAAACCGGACGTTGAAGAATCAACCGTAAGTAAGGCATCTAAGCTAGTCCGCAAGTTCTACCGTGACTTGATTGACCTTAATCTAGCGGCGCATAGTTTTGCTAAGACTGACGTGGATAGTGTGGAAATTCAAGCCGAACTCGTTGATGGTCTTTTCTCGGTCTACGAGCCGCAAATAGTCGCATACGCCAACTCCACAGGCAAGACGATTATTCAAGCAATGCAGGAACTAGCCAAAACTAATCCAGACATTGCCAAGATTCTTGACGCTTGGACGCCCTCGCAGATTGCCCAACTTGTCGGCTGGGAGACCCTGCCGGATACGTTTGAAAAGGCGTACCGCAAGCAACTGACCAAGACAGTGACCGCTGTCACCGGTACCGCGAATAAGAGTATTGCCAAGATTATCTCGCAAGGTATCAAGGATAAACTGGATTACAAGGAACTTGTACATGAATTGTACGGATTGCTTGACGATGACCGAGCCGAATTGCTGGCCGGGAACGAGTTGAGGAATGCTGAACGCTTGGGCAATCTCTACAGCGCGCAGAATCTCAGCAGTAAAACCGGCGTGACCTTGAAAAAGGTCTGGCACACTAGCGGTTTGGATGCCGGTAGCGAGCAGAAGCCGTGCCCATTCTGCGAGCATATGAACGGCAAAGTTGTGGGGCTTGCGGAAAGCTTCATGGACGAGGGCGATTCCATTGACATTGACGGTGAAACCTTCACCAATGACTATGTTTCGATGGTTACTGCGGCGGCTCACCCGCGCTGTCGTTGCACGCAGACTTACGAGGTGGCCTAATGGAAATCAAGTGCAAGAAGTGCGGAAGGTTCCTAGGCGAGACGGAGCATAGTATCCGCCTTATGCTCAAGTGTCCTAACTGCCGTGCCTATCTGCTTTATCACATCACCATGCTTAGTGAGAAGCATTCTCAATAAGAGTGTTAGAATCAGTGTAGAGCAATAAAGCCCCGTAAGGACGCTCAAAACGTAAGGAAATAGGAATGCAACAGACACTCACATGCGACGCGAACAATGTCAGCAGTGACGGACACACGTTGACGTTCCTTGCCAACTCTGGCACGCGCATGACCAATGGCTTCACGGTAGACCTTGCAACACTGCAAGCCCCCGTGAATGATGGCCGACTCAAGCTCGTGACCGACCTAGCCGACTCCGACCGACTGACTTTGCCGCTCCTGCTTGACCATATGCCGAGCATCACGGCGCAAGTCGGTATCATCGAGAAACTGTGGTTTGATGATACCGGTTTAATGGCTCAGGCTCGACTAAGCGACAATGAGCAAGGCCGGAACGTGCAACAGCTGGCAAGTGAAGGAATGCTAACCAACTCTTTCAGTATCACAATCGACTTCGATTCTGACCCCGACGAAAACGGTGTAATCCATAACGCCGAACTCGTTGAGATTAGCGTGGTCTACCGTGGTGCCGATAGCAAGGCGGTTTTCCGTAGTCTAAACGATATCGAAGGAAAAATAATGGAACTCAAGAACAATCTCACCAAGGATGAAGCACAAACCTTGATTGACCAAATAACGGACGCTATCAATGGACTGACCGAAAAGAACGGTGACAACACCGAACCGGAAGAACCGGTACAGTCCAACGAGGCAGAAAACAGTAAGGAGGGTGACACCGTGGCTAATGGTCGAACCAACATCATCATCAACAGTGCGGGCGGTGCTCGTCAGTCTCTCGCCAAGGCCAGTGACCCGCTGAAGGACTGGCTGAAGAGTGAGGACGCTACCAAGGCGTACGAGCAAGCATTGTGGCGTACCGATAATCAGGGCATGGAGGGCTTTAAGAATGCTTGGCGTGAGGAACTGGCACGTCACGCCTATTCCGACAACTCTTCCATCGATGAAGCTAGTGTTGGCAAGCTTGTCCCGACTTCGGTTATTACCGAGATTGAAGACGTACTCAACAAGGCTTCTGAGCTGTGGCCGCTGTATCGCAAGCTCGACGTTGACAGCTTCACCGTTGGCGCTCAGCTGGCAGGCTTGACCGATGACACTCGCGCCCACGGCTACAAGGTGGCAAACTATGGCACCTCGAAGAAGACGCAGAAGTTTAATCTTGTGGAACGTAAGCTTACCGCCGATTTCGTGGTCAAGTATGCAGTGCTTAACAAGGGTGATATTCGTCGTACCGATAAGCCGGGCGCACTCGTGAAGTACCTGCTAGCTGAAATGCCGAACTATATTCTGCACGCTATCGACCGTCAGATTATTCTTGGCGGCTATACTGACCTTGATTTCTTCCGCTCCGTGCAGACCGATGCTAAGGACACTTCCAGCGAGTTCGCGGGCAAGAATTTCGTTCTGAGTGCGGCCGAGGGTACTCGTGCTAATCTCGTGCTCGATGTGGTTGGCCTTGCATCCAAGATTACGGCAACCGGCACTAAGGTGCTTGTGCTCAGCCCTGATACCAAGGTGGATATTATCACTGCGGCCGATGGTATTGGCCGTCCGCTCGTCGGCTACGGCAATGATAACCTCGCCGCCTACTTGGGCGTGGATAAGGTTATCACGCCTGATTGGTGGACTGATGCCGATGACGCTAAGACTCGCGCAGTGATTATTGTGCCGGAAGCTTTCGGTGTGGTTGGTGATACGTCTATCGGTGCTTTCACCAATTTCGCTCTGAAGACTAACGAGCAGGAATATCTGTCGGAGATTTTCGCGGGTGGTGCTCTGATGAAGGTTAAGAGTGCTGGCGTGCTGACTCCGAAGGCCGGGGAGTGACCGACTAACTAACGGGGTAGAGTTAAATACTCTACCCCTCGTTAATTAAGGATTGAATATGACTAACATTTATGCGCACATTTCTGACGTTGACGCGCCTAAGTCTCAGCATGTCACCGAGGTTAGTTTCGTGGATGAAAAGGGTGCGCACATTAATATTGGTGCTGGCGCCGGTGGTGGCATCGCACAAGTCGCGCATGACAATAGTCTTGCAGGAGACGGAACTAGTACTAGCCCGCTCAAGCTGGGCGACAGTATCAGCGCCCAGTTGGGTGATACGGAAACCGTGCTCACGAATCTCCGCAAGCTTACCAAGTTGCAGAGTGACGCGGAACTGACGGACGTTATCACCACTGTGAACGCGATTCTTGACGCCATCAAGTCCACCGTGTAAACGGTAGAATAGTAGGGGTATCCCAAATGTGGGGTGCCCCTTTTCGCATATTTGGAGGAAAAATGTCTTTTATCCCGATTGAGAATATTGGTGGCGATAATGCTCGTAAATGGTTGCCGACTATACTGCCCGCATTGCAGAAACTTTTATGTGGTGCGATGGTGTCTCGAGCTACCGGAGTCAACCCAGCCATCGTGTGTGAAGATGGGCAAACAATTGTGCTCCCAGCATGGTATAGCAGTATCGCCAAAGTGACGGTTAACGATAATCCAGTCGCATTCACGTTCAACTCGACTGTTGGCGACATGGATTACATTACCGGCCAAGTAGAACAAATGTACGGCAACACGCTCACCCTCGAAACCAAGGCACAGCCGGGCACTGTCGTAACCGTCACCGGAACATATGGTTTCGATACTCTCCCGGCTAGTCTGCAAGCCGTGTTGTCAGGCATGGTTAGTGCAATGCAACGACATGCGGACGAAACGGATATTATCACCAGCAAGAGTATCGAAGACGTTAGCGTATCCTACCAACGTAACACCTCCACCGACACGCTCACTCAAGCAATCCAACCATATCTTAGCGTTATCAACATGTGGAGTCTCTGCGAGAAGCCGTTAGGTGTGGGAGGTATCGCGACACCCAACACACTCCCAGTAGTACCGTATTGGATTGGAGACGGTGATGGTCTTGGATTGTAATCCTTTTACCCTCTTCCCCGACCAAGTGGAAACCGTCGGACTATGGAAGTATGCGAGTAGTGAACGAAACAACAAGAAGTTAGCAGACGTACACGCGATAATCAAACGTTCCACCAACTCGGACGCGTTCGGCGATTATGGTGTACGTATCGCTACTCGCCGATTCCACCTGCAAGTCGAAGACATACCAGCAGACCTGCGAGACCCCGACATGCTATTAGACCTGATAGTCAAAACCAAAAACCGGGCGTTCAAAATCACTCAAGCAAGTCAAGGCGACGACATGACCACCGGGAAAACACGATTCATCACCGTCTACGCTCAACCATACGGAAGGAGCACCATATGAGCCTACGCGTCACAATCAATAAAGGCGTGTACGAGCAAGGCCGTCAAGTCATGCGCAATGGATTAGCCCACATGCTCACCGACATACACAAGGACGCTGTAACCAACGCTCCAATCGGCAAAGAACCCGAAGACAAACACCCCGGACTGTTGAAAGACTCAGGACGTTTCAAACTCCAAGGCATGAAAGGCTATGTCGCCTTCGGTGGCGGCATAGTCCCATACGCCAAACGACGAGAATACGAAAACCATCGACACCCCGGCACAAGATTCTACCTGCATCGTGCAGTAGCTAAAGCCCAAGCCCACGCGGACAATTACTTCCAAAGGATACTAAAATGATTGAACTGGCAGTAGCATTAGACCTAGCAGAACACGGCTTCGGCACCTATGGGGAAACCATCTTCGTAAACGAAAGCCCCATATTAGACACTGGCGCAGTCAGCAGTAAAGATGGCATATGGATAACCTCAACCACAGTAAGCAACGGCAACGGGCATTACACTGACCAACTCACCATAAGCACACGCTTCTACGATGTAATCCGACAAGGCGAATACCTACTAAAACTCATGGAATACATCAACACACAGTTGGTAGACCAATGCACGCTAAGCTGTCAACCCGAAAGCCCAATAGTGTACGAGAAGTTAAACATAAGCCCAGCAAGCAGTATAGACCTAGACGCAGTAGACAATGAAGGCCACTACGTGAAAAGCATCCACTTCACCATAACCTACCCACTCCCAGATTTAAGTGGGGTAAAAGTGCTAAACTAGGAAGCAAGCAGAAAACGATAACCATTCTCAATAAGGAGTAACACAATATGGCTACCACAGACTACAGTCTAATCGGCAAGAAAACCGTATACATCGGGCAAGAAGAATTCGCACCCGAACTCGTCGGCTCCGATGGTATCACCATCACACTCACCCCAAACACGGTGGACGTGGAAAGTCAAGCCGGAACTATTAGTATTCCTACCGGCACCTATAGCGAAATCAGTGCCACTATTCCACTCATCATTCCGAACATGGCAGTGCTCGGCCGCATCTTCCCAAGTCTCGCAACCAAGGGCACGGCAGGAACCAAGGTCACGTTCGGCGCTGGAGAATGCTCCGCAATCACTAGCGAGCCTATCGTAATTCACAACACGTGCGATACGGATAGCACTAACGACGTGTATATCCCCGCCGCTCTAATTCAAAACGGTGGCGAGTTCACTATCGGTAGCACGAGTGACCCGGTGACTATCGAACTGAACGTTACCATGCTCCCGGACGAGAAGGGTTACGTTAACTTCGGTTGCAGTGACCCGTCTAAGCGTACCAAGTATGACCCGGAACAGCAACAGTACGTTGACGTGTCGGACTCGACAAAAGCCAACACCGTCCAGAAGTAAGGAGCCTAAACCATGTCTGAAATCGTCACTATCGATACTCGCGAACAAACCGAGGAACACACCTTCAAACTGATTACCTCCAATAATCCAGAAGGCACCGTGTTCACTGTGAACCCTATGGGTGCGGGCACTTACCTGAAGTTCATGGACAAGGTGAAAACGCTTCAAGCATTGAACGCTCAGGACATGAGTAGTAAGCAATTGTTGAAGATTCAAAACGACTTGTGCAATCTGCTTATCCCGCTCGTCTCCCCGACCGACGAGTTTAAAACGTGGGCTGAGGAAGCGGAACAGAAATACCCGCTAGCATATCAGGCGGTTATGCGTCAGATTATGCGTTTCGTTTTCGGCAAAACGTATTTCTAATTGGGGGTAGTCAATGACGGTGCATAAGGTCATTGACGATTTCACGCCGGAGCAGTTAGCGAAGCTTAAAGCCATGCGTCAGGCTGAAAGCAAGTCTAAGGCTTCGGCGTTTTTTCGTGATGATGAACTACTACTGGCCGAGTTCGGCAAATATTACGGTTGGCAGGCTGTCCGAGACGTGCTAGCTGACGAGGTGAGTTACGAGACTTTCATAGCCTTACTTAACGCTGGGCGGAGTCTCGCAATCCGGGAACGCATACTACACGTGAATGACATGTATGTTGCGTTTGGTGCGTCGCAAGCCAAAAAGGGAGACAAAGTGTTGAAACAATATGTGAAGCAGTTGGAACGGAGTATGTGATATGGCGCAAGCGGGTGAGATTCGTTTCGATGCCGTTATCGACACGAGCGGCTACGAAAAAGGTGTGAAGGACATCCAGAACGCTACCGACGAGATTAAAGAATCAGCGGAGCAGGCGGACAAGGCCACCGAAGATGTTGGCAAGAACGGTGGTAAGAACGCGCCAAGTATTAAGGACGCGTTCAGTAAAACGTTCGACGGGATTAGTGACCTTGCGGACGGATTAGGCTTGAGTCTGCCTAGCAAGCTTGTGAAAGTCGCGAGTATTGGTGGCGCTCTTGCCGCAGTCGGTGGCGTGTTCAAAACCGGTATTGACTCGGCGATTAGTCAGATTGATGTGCAAGGCACTTTGGACGCCCAACTTGGCAAGGGTAGTGTGGCCGCTCAAAACGCTGGCAAGGTAGCTGGAGAACTGTACCGGCAAGGTTGGGGTGAGAGTTTGGAAGACGTGGCTAATGTCGCGTCTAACGTCAGTTCTGTGATTCGTGGCATTGGTGAGGGTGATTTGAACACTGTCACCAAGGCAACGGAAGTGTGGGCGCAAACCTTTGACGCGGACGCGGGTGAGAGCGTGCGTGGCGTAAAAGTCCTTATGGAAAAATTCGGCTTAAGTGCGCAGGATGCCACCGACCTTATGACGAAGGGTATGCAAAATGGTCTGAACTATACGGATGAACTCGCTGACAATCTTAGCGAGTATGGTGGCCGGTGGGCTGAAGCCGGAACGAGCGCGCAAGAATATTTCTCACTGCTTCAGGCTGGCGTGGATAGTGGAGCCTACCAATTGGACAAGGTGGGAGACTTCCTTAACGAATTCCTGACCTCCCTTACGGACGGTCGTATTGAGCAGAGTATTGGAGAGTTTTCAAAGGGTACTCAGGACGTTTTCAATAGTTTCAAGGACGGTAAGGCCACTGCGGAAGACGTTTTGAATGCGGTCATTGGTGAGATGGGCACCATGACCGATAAAACCAAGGAAGCCAGTCTAGCTTCAACGCTTTGGTCTAGTCTTGGCGAGGATAATGCGCTTGGTATGATTGAAGCTCTCGGCAACGTGCCGAACAGTTATGAAAATATCAAGGGTGCTACAGACGAAGCCGCAGACAGCACAATGAGCATCGGTCAACAGTGGGAAGCGTTCAAACGTACTATGAGTGGCACGTTGGGTGACGCGTTCACACCATTTGTTAAGGGCTTCCTAGACGGTTTGACTGATATGACGAAGAAGTTTACCGACTTCGTGAACAATACCGATTGGAGCGGGCTAGCGAATATTTTGGGGAGTCTTGGCACTGCCATTGGTGGCGTGTTCACCGTAATTGGTAATTCTATTCAACCAGCATTGGATTTACTTAAAATGTTCTCCGATTGGTTTAGTGCGAATAGTACGTGGATTGTTTCGACACTTGTTGGTATCGGCGCCGGTTTTGCCGTGTTCAAGACCGCGCAAATTATTAGTAGCGTGGTCGGTTTTCTTCAGTCGTTCAGTCTTGCGGAGACTGCCGCTACAGTAGCGCAATGGCTGTTTAACGCGGCTATGGCGGCTAATCCGCTGGTGTTGGTTATCACGCTATTAGCGGCGCTTGTAGCTGGTTTGGTTTACTTTTTCACGCAGACTGACGCGGGTAAACAAGCATGGCAGGACTTCTGCCAGACCATGCAAGACTTGTGGCAAAACCTCTGCGACTTCTTCCAAAACATTTGGGATAACATTACTAAGTTTTTCACCGACGCTGGGGCGAACATTCAAAACGCGTGGAACGCTGTCACAGATTGGTTCAGCGGTATCCCCGGCAGAATCAAGGGTTTCTTCAACGATATTGGCGCATGGTTCGGGAGCAAATTCCAAGAAGCCAAGGACGCTATCGTGAACAGATTCAATGAGGCAGTGGGCTTCATCACGGGTATCCCCGGCAGAATCAGGGATTGTTTCAATGGCGCGGTGAACTGGCTTAAGGATGCTGGCGGTAATATCGTTCGCGGCTTGTGGAATGGTATCAGTGACATGTTTAACTGGGTGCGTAATAATATTCTCGGCTTCGGTAAGAATATCGTCAAGTGGGCTAAGCAAGCGTTGGGTATTCACTCCCCGTCGCGAGTCATGGCCGAAGAGGTTGGCAAGTATATTCCGTCCGGTATTGAAATGGGTATCAAGGCTAACACTAGTGGTTTGATGGACTCGTTGGACTCGTTGAGTTTGGATATGGTGGACGCGGTTAAGGTGCCGACTACTACTACTGGCTCACTGCCGGTGTTTGACAGTTCTGCTAGTGGTGTCACGTCCGCGGTCCCGCAGACTAGTATTGTTATTCAGAGTATGCAGGTGCGTTCTGATAACGATATTCGTCTTATCGCGCAGGAATTGAACCGTTTGCAACGTCGTGACTTGAAGAGGGTGTGAAATTGAGAATCGTTTTCAATAACACTGATTTGGCTACCGTCCTACCTGATACCGTGCTTTATATTGGTAACGTTACGGGGCGTGAGTTCGTAAGCCCGGACGTTACCACGGTAGCGTATAAGGGCGCGCACGGTAGCCGATTCGTAGGCAACCGTTATCCCGCGCGTGATATCAAAGTGGAAGTAACCGTTATCGGCTATTGTTTCCAAATGATGCCATCTTACGCGTCTAAGCTTATGAGCGTGCTTGCTACCGACGTGCCCGCTAGCCTGTCTTTCAGTGACCAAGAGGGCACGTATCAGGCTATCGTTAGTGCGATTGACTTGGAAGAGCATGAGACTTACGCGACCGGTACTATCACGTTCACGTGTCCTGACCCGTTCCGTTATGGTGCCCTGTATGATATTGATTTCGACACGCTCCCGGCTGACACGTTGCACACCAATTACAATGTCGAACCGGTTTTTAATCTTGTGGTGAACAAGTCCGCCAACAATTTCAGTATGAATGTTAACGGCGACGTGCTCACTTTGGACATGCAAGTCGCTCAAGGTGACGTGATAGTGGTCAACAGCGAGACACGCACTGTCACCGTCAATAACAAACTCACAGTATTGGAAACGTCCGGCACGTTCCCGAAATTAAGGCAGACTGGGAACACGATTAGGTTCTACCCTGAATGCGGCGGCAATGGTTCGTATACTGCGAGGTGGCTATGATGCTGGCAGAAGACACTATCACCCTTGTGGGTTTGCAGGGGCATGAACTCCGCACGCTCAGCCCACGCGCGGAATGGACGTTTGACCAGCGTTCTGACTCTACTAATCAGCTCACCGTCACCGTTGGCACTGACGAAGCCACAGACGTTGTGGGGGACATGGAACTGTTGTTTCAACACCGTCGGTTCGTCATTAACGAAGTGAACCGCACGCGCGACACGGAGACGTGTGAGATTGTCGCGGATGAAGCGCAGGCAGAAATGGCTTCAATCGAGGTTGAGTCATTCCAAGTCGAGAAAGCCAAGTTGAGCGCGGCAGTCACGCAATTGTTGTCTAACACGTTGTGGACGGTTGGAACGATTGAGGATGATACGCGCACGATTTACGCCGACCTTCAAGGCAAGAAGGTCACGGAATTGTTGACGTGGTTGGCTAATCAGTCTAACCAAGTGTTATCTTTCGATTCCGCGCACCGTAAAGTCTCGTTTATCAAACGGGATATGACGCCTTCCGGTGTCGTGTTTAATTATGATGTCAACATGGCGAATCTTAAGAAGACTGAGACGCCGCCGACTTGCACGGTATTGCATCCTATCGGCGCCAACGGGCTGACTGTGGCGAACGTGAATCATGGCAGTGAGTTGGTTGAGGACTTCGGCTGGTACACGTCTTTGGGCATGAGTGAGAATGAGGCGCGTGCCCGATTCACAAAACGGCAGGAATGGCAGGACGAACGTTACACCGTCGTGCAGAATCTACTGGATGATGCGAGGAAGAAACTCTCCGTGTCCGCCTATCCGACGCTATCTTACGATTTAACAGCTGTTGACGGTATCAGTGATTTACGTTTGGGTCAGCAAGCGTACGTTTGGGATAATGTGCTTGACGTGCGCGTGTTGACAACGGTTAGTGTTATTCACACGTCCAGCGTTCACGATGACGATAGTGTGACATTGGATTACGTGCCACCATCGTTTACGATTGCTACCGATGATACTACCGGCGATACTACATCCACGACGGAGGCTAGCGTATTCCAAGCATTCAACGACACGGAATATGCGCTAGGTGATACGGCCACGCGAGTCCTGCCGTTGAGCATCAATATTTACTCGGATACCATGCTTGAGTGCAATCTATGTCTAACAGTCAAAACCACGACTGCTGGACTGCTTGAAGGCTATTTTCTTTTGAACGGTGAGAAGGCAGGCCCGCGTATCATGCAGACATGCGCGGAAGGGTATGTCACTATCGGCCTTCCATTCCTGATTACGAACGTTTCGAGCAATGACCAAACCACGCTTGACTTGTATCTTAAGCATGGTGGGGCTGGTAGTCTCGCTATCAATGACGCGCAAATTTATATTTCAGCTAAGGGTGCGTATGGTGGTGCCACTAACGAACGTCCTGACCGGCGTGTGGTTGACGCTGTGGAACGTTTTAAACGCGAATGGCGTAACGTTGAGGATACGACGTCTATCATATTCCCGGAACGCAACGACACTACTGTTGCTGAAACTGTGGAACGGTTTAAGACGGAGTGGCGTGAAACTGAAGACGTTGTTAATCCGATTGTGTGGCTTGAGGATAAGACGCTCACAATCACTAACGCCGAGGATGATACCGTGTTTACGCTTATCCTGCCGGACAAGAGTCAACGTGAAATGCCTGCTGTTGTTGACGGGTCTACCACGTTTGACTTGAGTACGCTTGGTTTGACTGGTTCGACTAAAATTGAGATAAAGGAACTTGACGTAAGTGTCACGGTGACGCTTTGAAAGTGAGGGAAAATATTTTGAACGAGTCAGTGGAACGGTTGAATATCATGCCGCACGTGAAAGGTCACGTGGCCGTGGATGTGATGGAGGACGGGCGGATTGTAGACCATGCTGAGCATGATAATTACGTTAGCCCGTTCGTTTATGACGCGTTACGAAAGTATGTCAACGCGCATTTCATGATGTTGCATGATGAAACGAATTTGTACATGAGCGGTTCCGTATTTGACAAAGCGCTGAATAGTGCTTTTATCCTGACCGACTACGCGGGGCCTGTCAATACTCGGGAACGTGTGATTCATGGCACTCCACTGAGCTACGGTTATCACCAATATGTTTCCAATAATGCGAATGAGTGCAGTTTCAATCAGGATGAATCATATCGCAAGGCGAACTCGTTGCGTTTCGTGTTTGATTTTTCAACCTCGCAAGGCAATGGCACGTTTCAAAGTATTTATAGTAGCCCATCCATAAGTAATCCTTCCTATTATGCAGGATACAAGCTTTTGACAAGTAATGGTGCTGAGTGGGCTACTACTTACTGTGATGGCAAAATTTACGCGTCGAGCGCGGATAGTCTTACCGTGTTCACGGTGGATGATTGGATTACAAGGCTTAACGGTGGTGCGTGGGATAGGCAAACCGTGCAAGTTCCTAACGCCGGATTATATAGCAATACATCTTTAACCGCGTATAATCATTCCATTTATTGGGTTAACGGCCAGTCTGTTTGCAGTGCGCCGGTTTCTGATTTAACTAACGTGACAACGCATAATATCGGAGATTATGGCGAAAATATTTCTTACTCCGCGATTCGTAACTCGTTTTTCATCTCTATTCAAAATACCGAGGTAAGGGAATATTCGACCTCGTTCGAACTTAAAAAAACTTTCACTGGCGATTATGGTAGTTCTTATATTTCTGCCATGCCGGAGGAAAACAGTGTCCTAATCGGCAATCTCGTGTATGATATTGACGATAATGCTAACGCGTTGAAACCATGCGCACGATGGCAAGATTTACAAATGTTTTCTAACATGTCGTTTATAGGCGGGTTCGCGTTAGCATATGGCGTTTTCACGAATACTGGATTGTATCTTGGCACCCAGTATTTCAGCCGTGCCAGATTGGACAAGCCAGTGACTAAGAACAGTCGGCAGACCATGAAAATCACTTACGATTTCAACATGCCCCCGATTGATTGGGAGAATTGATGGAGACGGCATTATTATGCGCCATTCTCGGCAGTCAGACGGTGACTATTCTCGTGCAATGGGTGTTAAGCAAAATCGATGCGAAACGCAACCCGTTACGCGAGGGTGTGAAAGAACTCTTGTTCTGTAAACTGAAACAGTTTGACGAACAGCGGGAGCATAACGGGTTCGTGCCAATTGCGGACAAGGAAACTGTTGAACGTGTCTACACCGCCTACCATGCTTTAGGTGGTAATGGTGTGGGCACTGAGATAACTAACAAGATTCGTACTTGCGCAAGCAGTAGGGAGTGAAAATGAAACAAAAGCCGAAACATAAGCGGTTTAAGCGGAGCATGGTCAGGCCGATTGCCGGTTTGGCGTTGAGTGCGACTATTATGCTTTCGCCTAGCGTGGCGTTGGCTAACATGAATGGAGTGGACGTGAGCGGATGGCAACCCGCGAACATCACGCGCACTATTCCGGCTGATTTCGCTATCGTCAAGGCCACCGAGGGTGTGGACTTCACTAACACTTCGTGGGTTAGCCAGATTACTGGCGCTATCGAAACTGGCAAGCTTCATGGGTTGTACCATTATGCGAATGGTGGTAACGCGATTGCTGAAGCCGACTATTTCGTTAACACTATCGGCTCGTATGTTGGTCGTTCCATGCTCGTGCTTGATTGGGAGAGCTACCGTAACACGTCATGGGGTAACGGTAATTGGGTTCGCGAGTGGGTTAATCGCGTGCATGACCGGACTAGTGTCTGGCCTGTGGTTTATGTGCAAGCGTCTGCCGTGTGGCAGATTCCGCAAGACGTGCGCCAACATTGCATGCTGTGGAAGGCACAGTATGCGAGCAATGCCGTCACTGGCTATCAGTCTCAGCCGTGGAATGCTGGCAGTGCTGGCGAGGGCATGTTGCAATACACGTCTCATGGCATGTTGAATGGGTATGGTGGGTTCCTTGACCTTGACTTGTTCTTCGGTGATAAAACTGCTTGGGGTCGGATTGCTTGCGGTGAACGTAGTGGGTGCGTACCTAATTCGTTTGCTAATACTGGCACCACTACCACGGTGAAGCATGATACGCCGAACACTACGTCTAATGGTGATGTGAATCAGATGGCGAACGACGTTATCGCGGGCAGATACGGTAATGGTGCGACGCGTCGCGCACTCTTGGGCGGCTATTATGATTCGGTTATGAGGATTGTGAATAATCGTTTGGGATGCGGTACGGCTCAATCCTCTGCGCAATGCGTTTACGTCCAGTCTGGTGACACGTTGAGTTCGATTGCATCACGCTATGGTGGCAGTTGGAATGAGTGGACGGGCTACCGTAGCGGCAATCCGAACATCATTTATGCTGGTGAGCGTGTATGCCGTCGAGGGACTAACGTTTCCACCGGTGGAGCACGTCGTTACACTGTCCGGTCTGGTGACACGTTGAGCGGTATCGCGTCACGATATAAGATTAACGTGGGTCAGATTAAGGGCTATCGTTCAGGCAATCCTAACGTGATTTACCCGGGTGAAACCTTGTATTGGTGATTGGAGTAAATTATGGACATTACTCAGGCTGAGACTATCGCGGTTGCTATCGTCGGTTTGGTTGCTCCCGTGTTCGTGCAGGTTGTTAAACCTATTCTGCCGGATAACATGACCGCCTTGTTTAGTCTCGCGGTCAGTATTGTGTTGGGCATGTTGGCTATCGCGGCGGTGGGCGGTTTTAATCACGGTTATACGTGGGGTGTACTGCTTGTTGCTGTGGTGGGTGTCTCTCAGACGGTTTACACTGCTGTCAATCAGGTGATGGGCGGCAAACTTGGTAAAACGTTCGTTGACGAAAATAAGTTGCCCTAGTATAATGTGAAGTGCTGAAAGTTTTGGCGATTGACTTTTAGTGCTGTCATTGATAAAGCCGCACGGTTTCATCTTCTTCCCCGTGCGGCTTCTCCTTTTTTAAATGGTTTTCAACCCGTCCCACGTTTGAACTGGAATGTTTTCAGGTCTGGCGAAACCTGACACGATTAATCCCAGTCGTTCGGCTTCCTTCACATTCTCATGTACCCACCCGTGGCAACCGGTTGTGCCTGACCCGCAGAGGGTTATGAGGTTTGGACTGGAATGCATTTCAGCGTATGGGTGCGAGCGTAGTCTACGGTGGTGGATGGAGTAGCCGAATGGTGTGTATCTCACGTCCCGCCCGCATCTCACGCACCGGTAGTGGTCGCGTTCCAACACGAGTTGACGTGTTTCTTCGGTCGGGTTTTTCTCTTTTGGCTTGCCTTCTTTCGCTAGCATTATTTCTCCGATTGCTCCATACAAAATTCTGCTAATACAGTTCCAAACATGACGTAGCTGTCCTTGCTGAGGGTTGCGGCTTCCCCAATCGTGTAGGTTTGGTTTTCCTTATTGGTGGTGTAGCGTAGTTTTTCTTCCACCATTGAGTCGGCTAGTTCAACGCTGACATGCACGATAAATTCTGGCATTTTTTTCATTTTGTTTCCTTCCTTGGTTGGAATGATGCGACTTGTTCGCCTTCATCGTCAAAAATGGTTGCGGCTTCTCCGTGTTCCACTGTTTTTCTTGCCATGGCTACGGCTTGGCTGAATGTGACGCATACATAATCGACACCGTTGAATCTTACTGTATACATGTTTTATTCCTTTCGTTAGTTGTGTCCCGCCCTTGCGGACGGGGCGGTTGTTTAAAGATATTTTATTTCTGCCTCGTAGACTGCGCACTGGTCTAATCCTTGATGCCATGTGAAATCGTCTACAAGACAGACTCGGCCGAACGTGAAATCTTCGTCGCGCTTGAGGATGTTGCGCATGTTTGCCAATTGGTTTTTAAATTCCACTGCTTCACTGTGGAAATCGTAGACTTCTCCGGTTTCTTTTATTACGAGACGTTGTGTGCAGATGCGATAGCTGAGGTAGATGATTGCGGTGGTCATTTTGGTTTGTTCTTTCTTAGTTGGTAATTACATAATACACCACTTGGTTATGCGACACGCCGACGTTCGACAAACACGCCCCAGCACATAGGAATTTTCAGCGGCACCAACCGGGACACGCGATAGTCAGCGCCATAACGCACTTCAGCAAGCCGAGCAATAACCGCGTGCGCTCTCTCCCTTGCTTCGGCAATCCGCTTGTCATAGCCACGCTTGCGCTTCTGCCAACCGTCGCTAGTCCTCTCATATACCTCCCATACGACACCGTTTTCCGAATAATGAGACTGCACGCGATAATCGTAAGCGTCAACGTTCCTATATTTCACCATATCCCCCTTTTTAGTACATTTCCGCGATATGTCGAGTGAACGCGCATACGCTGACTGCCGTCATATAGCCGCGTAATCCCGTCTTCCTCGCCATGAGAAGCCACACGGGGAAAGTGATGAATGGTGCGAGACACCAACCACATGTAGCGAGATTACGCAGACTGAAGGCTTGCAGTGCTTCGCGTCTCTGCCCCTTCGTTTCGTACTGCGTTTCGACTGTGTTGAGAGCGTCTAACCATACTCTGCGCGCATTCTTTAAGGACATGCCGAAACCGTCCGTTGTCTGGATGCAAGTATTGAGGTACCCGGCGACTAGTCCGGCCTGCACTGCCTTGTTCATTTCTTTGCTCCTTTGCGGTAGACGTAGAGTGCCGCCAGCATGCACGCGACACCGATAATATTGATGAAGTTCATGTTTTCATTCGCGGATAATACGATTCCGAAGAGAAAGAGTATTGCCACGAAGCCGTCGTTTTTGTTCATTGCTGGTTCCTTTCGATTGGTGCCCCGCCCTTGCGGGCGGGGCGGGGTGGTCATTCTCCGATGATTTCCGCAAACTTGTCGGTGAGCCACTTGAGGTATTCTTTTCTGGTGTTGAACTTGCCTTGTGCATGTTCGGTACCGTTCCATCATGTTTCGACGTTTACCGTGCCGTCTTCGTTGGTGGTGGCCTTGATGTTGTATCCCTTGAAGCAGTTGGTTTCGGTGTTCATTTTGTTTGTCCTTTCTTTGTTTGGTAATTACATAATACACTACTTGTGTACACGACACGCCG